TAACCCAGTCTGTTAAGGATGCATTTGAGGCGGCCTTTAGTGACCTGCAAGGCGATGAGAATAATTCTCTTTTAGCTTGGGCCAAGAAGAACCCTACCGACTTTTATAAGTTGGCCGCCAAACTAATTCCATTACAAGTTACAGGAAAAGACGGTGAGCGATTATTCCCTGATTGGTTAACTTCTAATGTAGGAGAAGGCCAATGAATTGGAATCCGAACCTTGTCTTTTTAGAAACAGAGTTTACTATGCCCGATTGCAAGATTGCGGCACTACAAGGCGGAACCCGTTCCGGTAAAACATATTCAACACTACAATTTATTATTAGGCTTTGTAGAAAGTATAAAGGGTTAACCATCTCAATTGTAAGAAATACATTGCCATCACTAAGGGCAACTTCAATGAGAGATTTCATTGATATACTTTCTGCTGATGGATTATACTCAGAATCTTTTCACAATAAATCAGACAACACTTACAATCTTTGGGGAAACCTGATTGAGTTCTTTTCTGTCGATGACGAGCAAAAAGTGAGGGGCCGTAAACGTGACCTGCTCTTTGCTAATGAAGCCAATGAGATAAGTAAGGATAAATTACAGCAGCTTCTTTTCAGGACTACCGGCAAGGTCATACTTGACTATAACCCTTCAATGAACGATAGTTATATCTATGATGATATTCTTACTCGTAATGATTGCAAGATTTTAATTACAACATATAAAGACAATCCATATTTAACCGATTCGATTGTTAAAGAAATAGAACTACTAAAAGAACGTGACCCTGAAGGTTACAAAGTATTTGGAGAAGGCAAGAGGGGAAATGTTCAGGGAGTTATATTTAATTCCTATGAAGAAATTTCCGATTTCCCTGACATCCCGTTTGGATACGGATTAGATTTTGGATTTACAAACGACCCGACTGCGATGATTAAGGTCGGAGTGACGGGCGAAAAAATATATCTTGAAGAAATACTTTATGAAAGAGGACTTACAACGCCTGACATATTAAACTTTTTAACGGGCAAGAGTATCGGCAATACAGAGATTGTAGCAGATTCATCAGAACCAAGATTAATTGAGGAGCTAAAGCGTGGAGGCTTCAATGTTCATTCAGCAGTCAAAGGGCCGGGATCTGTTACACAAGGGATAGATTCAATCAAACGATATAAGATAGTAGTTGTTGGTGCTTCGATAAATCTGAAAAAGGAATTACGAAACTATAAGTGGAAATCAGATTCGTCCGGCAAAGCACTTAATGAACCTGTTGATTATTGGAATCATGGAATAGATGCCGCAAGATACAGGGCTTCTTTTGTAATCAATCATCCGAAGCTAACAGCCGCCCGATTCTCCTCACGATAAAAACTAAACCGATGTTAGAATTTAAAATTGCAGAATACAAATTTGAAGTCCCTACTGATTGGAGTCAAATAAAGGTAGGCCAATACATGAATGTAATTAATATCAAAGGCGAACATTTCCCGCAGAAATTAAAAGCATTGATCATTGAAGCGGTGACAGGTGTCCCGTATGATGTGATATGTAATTCATCACGACAAGGCATTGAGAATATTTATTCGGCTTTATCATTCTTGTCAGATGTTCCGGACTTCAAAGAATGGAAACTACCGACAATGTATAAACTAGGCGAAGGCAGCTACCAAGTACCCCAAGACTTAAATTCAGAATCATTCGGTCAGCGCATTGCCTTTGAGCAGATCATCTTTCCCGCTATCAATGAAACGGGTGACATCTTAACGGTAATGGATAAGGCAGTAGCGATTTATATGCAGCCAACAGCAACGGGTCAAGAGTTTGACGAAAAGCTGTATGCCAAAGTAACTAAGGATGTTCGGGAATCATTACTGATTGAAGCGCATCCGATAGCGGTCTTTTTTTTTCGTCTGTTCAAAAACTCATTGAAACCGAAAGAACGAGTATCCCATCAAGCAGAGACGCCAATCTTGTCGCAGCAGGAATAGAGGAAATGAATCAGTTCGGGATGATAAATGTAGTTCGAAGCATCTCAAAGGAATACGGTTACAAATGGAAAGAGGCACTACTACTACCTTATTCAACTGCATATGTGATGATGAAAATGACAGCGATAGAAAACAAAGTCAACAAGAAATACAGAGAAGTGTTAAAGCAAAAAGGAAACAGTAAGTAAGACATGGCAAAGCTCCCGATCATAACCATTGTAGAAGAAAATGTTTTGGCGTGTTCTCAAGAACCCGTATTCGCATCCATGCCACTCTCTCAATACAATTCAGTAGCAGCAGACGAAACAGAGTTACCTGCCGTACTTCTTGACCGTCATATGTCGTTCGTTGATAAGACACACGCTCAAGGCAGCAACACTACAACGTGGCAAATGGTGGTGTATGTATTCACTTCGCAGCAGGAAATACTAGCACCGCAAGACCCCAAAGAAGAACACATACTTGAAGCCTACGAGATAATGCGAGAGCTAAAGAACCGCCTCCAAAACGATTCAAGAGTCAAATCATTAACGGCATCCTCTCAAGGGGATGAAATATTAAACAATAAAAAAGTAGACCGTAATCTTATCGGCCTTTGGTTCGGCCTTGAGTTAACCATTGATGACATCAGTTCAATATGCTTGACATAGACCAATTAGAATCCGAACAGCTTATATCCGATTTCCTTCACGAAAGGAGACTGGCATTGGTACGTTCGCAAGATTCAAAAGGACTAAGAGCATCAGGAAAGTCAGCAGAGAAGTTGACTGTTCTTTTAATTACTCCGACACTAGGCCAACTCATTGATGTGGCAGGGTACTTCTACTTTCAGGAACATGGTAGAGGGCCGGGTAAGTCGCCAACGTTTGATGATATTTATGAGTGGCTTGGATTAAAAAAGTACGGATTGAATTGGGATTACACAACAACAGTGTCAAGACCTGTTGGCCATGTTTCAAAAGAAGACATAGGGCTTGGATTACAAAATCACAGATACGAAGAGGTGACAATCACGCCCGAAGAAAGAAGAATACAAATGACATGGGGAATCCTTACCAACATCCGCAAGAAAGGAACTTACACATTCAGAAACGGACGGACGCACGTTTTGACAGATGCATTTACAAAAGAGTCAATGCAGAAGTTTTTGAATAAGGTCGGAGTTACTTATAAGTTAGCAATCAAGACAGACATAGTTAATGAGTTAAGACTACTACAAAAATGAGCCGCAAAACAAAAGATGTTAGCAAAGGAGAAATTCTAAAAGTGTGGGTAATAGACAAGAATGATGTTGATTGGAAGAAGACAGAAGCAACCATGCCTGAAGGTCAAAGTTTATTGACAGGCGGAACTATTGGCGAATTGGTAATGAAAAGAAAATACGGGAAAAGAACTCGAAAGGCTTACGAGATAACTGAAAAGAATAAATAAATGGCATACTCAATATTGAATTATAGCAAGGTTTTCCCTACTCTTGGTGGCGGTGTTTCAAAGTGGTGCGCTATTGGTGGCAGCAATACAGCTAGTCATATTAAGTTACAGCTACTAAGAAGCGACGGCCTTTCAACAGTAATAACCAACGGCTCAGGAAATGTAAAGCTAGATAGTTACGGTACACCTCCGACAACACTAACTACAGGCGGCAGGATCTATTTGATAGCGTATGATGCTGGAGGTGTTGTATTAGCAGAAGGGTTGTTCTCAATCATTTCCTACACAGCAGGAGTCATTACTACCAATATGCCGTATTCGGCCTCCTACATTACAATCAATATTTGCTTTGTTACTGACTACGCAAACTTTCGTTTCAGGGTTGAATACTTAGATGGTAGCGAAACAATCGCTTCGGCAATTTATACTCCGGGGACTAATCAAATCGCTTGGGTTGACGCTTCTCCATTTCTAAAGGATACGGTTGCAATTACAAGTAAAGTAATCCCCTCAAGCGGAAACAACGATGTGGCAGACGATATAAATTCTTATTGTCAGTTATTCATTAATGAAGTGTACGATGGCCCTGACGGTCACTTCGATGATATTTCAGAGGGAGTTGACATCGACCTTTATGTTGTCAATGCGGCCAATCAATTACAGAATCCGAAAGGCATTTCTTTGATTGACAAGATGACCAACAACACACCCTCACAACTGCTAAAGTTCATGTCTGACACCGACCGACCGACATGGTTCGCAGGGTATCCGTTTCACATGACCTTTATCTATTCTGAATTAATGACAGACCCCTTGAGCGCACGTTTTGAGTTCTTGGATATTAACGGCGTTCAGCTATCAACAGCAGTGAACGCATTGACAGACCACAAAAGTTATGTGAACCGTGTGTTTATTCGTAGTACTGTACCCGCAGGAACAAAGACGGCTCAGATAAACATCCAAAAGACAACCGGTAGCACTGCGATGAGTGAAGTGAAGTACATTAATTATGTTACTTGTAATGACCCGAACATTGTTTTCTTAAAATGGATAGGGCCGTCAGGAGCATGGAACTTTTGGCTGTTCAGCTACAACCAGACCGAGAACTTTGAAACAGCATCTTCACAAGGTGTATTTTCAAGAACGGTTGACAACCTCGCTACAGCAGAATCTTATTCTGAATGGATAAGCAAAGAGGCGGTAGGAGAATTACTTCTTGGCGCTGAAGGGCTAAGTCGTAACGACATGACACTTCTAAAAACATTGTTATCATCTCCAAAAGTAATGATGCTAATGAACCCCACTACTTGGGTTACTGATGGCGAAATCTATCAGACCGTAAAAGTAAAGAACGGTAAGTTCAAGATTGGTGACACACGAACAGCATTGAACAGCTTAGAACTTGCAATAGCGTTGAATGAAATTAATGTACAGGTGAACTAATGTCCAACGAACAAATCATATTGAATGACATCGAACTCGAACTATCGGGTAAGACCTCTATTGCCTTGACTTCGCAGATAAATGATTTGTCAAAAGGAACATCTCAAGAAAGCAATTTCACCAATACGGTAAAAGCACCACCTACCCCAAGAAATTTAGCAGCCATTGAGAACTCTGATCAAGTGCAATCGGAGTCAATCGTTCCTTACTCAAAGAACAGGGCAAAGATAAATAAGTTTGGAGTTGATGTGTTGAAAAATGGTTTTGCGGTTTTGTCATCAGTTGACAAGGAAATAAATCTTGTTATCTATGAAGGTAATGTGGATTTCTTCGCAGCCATTGAAGGTAAGACATTGAGAGATTTAGACCTCTCAGCATTATCGCACCTATTCGACTGGACAAATGTCACAGGTTCATTCACCAACGATTCAACGGACGGATACAAATATCCGCTAATTGACTACGGAATGATGCCGAGTGATATTAGAGAACTTGATCCGCAATATTTAAAGGCGACTGTTTTCTGCGCTTACATCTTTGAGAAAATAATTACAGAGGCGGGATTTACTTTTGAAGGTAACATATTCTCAAACGAGAAATTCAAGAAGCTATTAATCACAACCGAAGACGATAACAAGGGAACGTACTTCGATACCTATGCAAACATCGAAACAGGGCTTGGACAAATCTATAATTTTCCAATTGACCCGTCACAGAAAACACGAATTGCCACCTTTACAAAAGGAGCCGGTGAATCATGGCAGTACGAAGTAACGATCAACTTCACTATTTCAGGATGGGTAAATGGAACATCCTTCTTTATTATCACAACCGGCTTTGGATGGTTGGCCATATTTGCCTACCAACATTCAGATGCGGACGGTGACGGTACATTTACAAAGACCTTCACTTTTGATTCATCGGTTTACATCAATACCGTTGACATTCACGACTCCCTTGTTTATGACTTAGGACAAGCAACTGTAGTGGTTCATTTTGGTGAAATGAGTGGACGCATCTCAGGAGAGACAGAGGATAGGTTCTTTGTTCATTTATTACCGATTGCATCACAGACAGCATCAACAACCGATTCGTATTATGCTGAGTTTGGAATTGACTATAAGAACCAATATGGCTTTACTACTATTGATGTTGCTCAAGTTCTACCTGAGTGGACGCAAAAGGATTTCGTGAAAGCGATGGCGAACATTTTTAATTTAATGTTCAGCACCAATAAGACCGAAAACAAACTTACGATAAAACAATTCTCGGAAATCGTTGATGACATTCCAAACGCTTTAGATTGGACTACCAAACTTCATTCGGATGAAAATTCCCAAACCAAAGAGTTTAGAATTGGCGGCTATTCTCAAATCAACAACTGTAAATACACAGAAGACGATTCTGATATTAAGAAGCCAAAAAAATACGGCAACGGAACATTAACAGTAGCAGATGAAGTGCTTCCAAAAGAGACCACATTCATTGAGCTTCCGTTCTCGTCTTCGCTTTCTGTTTCAAGATTACTAGGGATAATTGTTCCGAGCGTAAACAGAGTGGATGCAGATGGAGAGTTTACAATTGATACCGTTCCAAGATTATTGATCGACAACGTTGATGACATTTTAGATTCAAACGGAGACTTAGAATTAAATGACGGCCCAAACTCAAGTGCTATAAATACAGGGATTCCGTACTGCTATTTTATTCAGTCCGACAAAACCTTCAATCTCGGATTCAACAACTCCCTACTCTTAGACAATTATTCTGCACTTACAAGAGTGCTGAACAAATCAAAGAAGCTGACGGTTCTAATGAAACTTTCTGCAGTTGACTTCTATAACCTTGACCACTTCAAACCGATATATCTTGCTCAGTTCGCATCATACTTCTATATCAATAAAGTGATTAATTGGACAGGTGAAGGGATTACCAAAGTAGAGATCATTCGCATCGGACAACGTAACGATGCACTTATCGGATTAATAGCAAGGTACAGGGCCGACTACGACACATCCTCAAGTTATGGACAAATCAATAGAGATTGGGGTTCAGTTGGAATTGCGACATTTACAATGACCTCCTTAATCATTGACGGGGTTGAATTGGCAACAAACCAACAGTTAATCATTAATGCTCCCGGTGATTTAGTAGTAGGCATAGGAATTGACGGCCTTCCATACGTTACCAACGTATCTGATTGGGTGACATCATTAATGCCGGACGGATTTACAATGAGAGACAACGGGCAATGTATTGATGTTCCTGCTGATTCAAGATTCTTGATTGGCATATATTACGAAGAAACGGGGCCGCTTGGAGATTACGGATTGTACACCTATACTAATGAAGGGTTTTCAATTCCGGGATGGGCGGGTATTTATCACGACTACATTAAAGAGAACATATTCTAATGGATACCATTACACGATGGGCATTAGAGGATAGCCCGTATAAAGTTCAGTTTAAAAAAGTAGGAGAGAAGATTCACTCGGAAGTAAAGTATTGGTTTGAATTAACTCCATTAGATGTATCAAGGTGCTTAATGATTAAGCAAGTAGTAAAACAAGTACTGCCAAAAGCAAAGCTGTATTTATTCGGCTCACGAATCAACGGCAGATGGACGGATGAATCAGACTATGACATTGTCGTTCTATGGATGGCAACTCCAAAAGAACGGGAAACCTTGCAGAAGTATAACTACGGATTTAAAGTTGATATGAGATTTGCGCATTCATACAATACTGATAATTGTGTAGAGATATGAGTAAGATGAATAAATCATGGATTCATGAAGTTAGTTTAGACATAAAGCCCGAAGACAGGCCAAATCCATCAATATTAGAAATGATGCTTAATTCTAAATATGTTGTAGTTGTAGAAACAAAAGACGAAACAAGATATTTCGATATGGATGGAAAAGAAATAACGTCAACACTAAAAGCAGAATGATAAAGGAAACAGCAAAAGCGTTACTTGTAGAAGCGGTTCATCTTTTCAAAGGAAAGCCAACAGCAGACGAAGACAAGCAGATTGAACGGATAGAAATATGTTTGAAGTGCCCATCACTTACAGACTATTGGGGCGGTGTTTCGTGTGGTAAATTCTTTGAACCAACAGACACCACTTGCGGATGTGATGCGAATGAGAAAGTGAAATATTTAAATGAGAAATGTCCACAAGGAAAATGGTAAGATAAAATGTCAGACACTACAGAAAAAGTAATTATACAAGTTGACCTTAACGCAGACCGTGTTAAGGAGGCTCTTATTAATACCAACGATAAAATTGAGTTGCTTAAAAAGCAATTACAATCAGCGAATCAGGAGCTTAAAAAAATGGAGGCGGCAGGAGATACTAACTCTGTTACCTATTCTGAATTGCAGGAAAAGATTGTCGGATACAATACGCAACTCAAAGCGAATGTAAATATCGGTAAGGCCTACGAACAGCAACTTGTTAAGTCTGCTCAAGCGGGACTCCTTGAAAAAGATTCCCTCGCTCAAAAACGTGCGGCATTAGCATCAGCAAGTATTGAGATTGCAAACGCTGTAAAGGTCAACGGTCAGTATGATGCTGAAACGTTAAAGTTGATCGAGAACAGTAAAAGACTAAAAGAGGAGATTCTTGCAGAAGCAGGTGCGTTTGGTTCTACGGTTGAAAATGTAGGGAATTATAAACAAGCGATAAAAGAAGCAAACCTAGAAGCGCAGAAAGCGGAAAGGGATTTTCGGAACGGATTAATCAGTAAAGAAGATTTTCAAGTTGCTATTCAAAAACTTGGAGAATTAAAAGATGCACAGCAAGACTTCAACGCAACGGCTGCGGCATCCACAAATGAGGGACGGGTTGCTGCATTTGCAAAAGGACTGTCGGGGTTAGCGGGTGGTATCGCTGCGGCTCAAGGTGCTATGGCATTGTTTGGGGATGAAAGCGAGAATGTTCAAAAAGCATTACTGAAGGTTCAATCTGCAATGGCTATCAGTCAGGGACTAAAAGAGTTTGCAGGATTACCAGACACATTAAAAGCGTTATCGGTTTCTCTTGGTATCGCAACCACAGCCACCGCTACTAACACTGTAGCTAAAGAAGTCAACAACGCAGTAACGGGTCAACAGGTCGTAGTACAACAGGCCGCCCTTGTCACCACCGAGCAACTAAGTGCTGCAATGACATTTGCATTAGGGCCAATCGGATTAGTTGCAATCGGTATAGGTGCAGTCGTGGCAGCGTTCGCTATCTTTTCGGGTGAAGATTATGCAGCAGAGATTGACAACCTAACAAAAAGTATTGAGTCGGAGAATAAGGCGCACACTACCACCATAGATAAAATGAAGCAGTTGTCGGATGCAAGGATAGCCGACAAAGAAAATATTTTAGCTATTGCAGAAGCAGAAGGTAAATCAGCAGAAGAAATAAAGAAACTTCAAGAAGAAGTAATAAGTTCAAAACGTGCAGGACTTCAATCGGAGGTAGCTGAGAATGAAACACACTACCAAGAATTAACAGCGCAAAGAAATGCAGCAAGTCAAGCACTACTAAAAGACTTGGATGAAGAAGAAATCAAAAAGGCTCAAGCCTCACTCGATGCAGCAGAGAAAGAAATAAAAGCGATAGAAAAACGCAATGCAGAAATTCAGGTAGAAGCGAAAAAATTAAATACTGAGCTTGAGATAATTGACATCGAGGCCGAAAAACGAAAAGAAAAAATTGCAAACGAAGCGGCAACAATCAGAGTGTCAAATATCCGTAACAACCGACAGCGAGAGATTGAGACTGAGAAATTGGCATTGGCTCAAAAGATTGAAGAACTTAAAAAAGATGAGGACGCAAATACTGAATTGATATACGAAACTCGTCAGGCATCACTTGATAAAATCAATGCTATCAACTTAAAGTTTGATATTGAGGCAGCAGAGAACAGAAATAAGTTAGCGATACTAAAAACAGCAGAGGGAACAGAGGCAAGACTGGAAGTTGAAATAGAAGGCATAAATAAACTTCGTTCACTTCAATTAAGAGAGGCAGGACTTACAGAAACCGAAAAGCAGATTGTCGTTAAAGAGTCAGAGGAAAAGATATTTGCACTAAGACAAGAGCGAATCAATCGTGAATCTGAATTGAATAGGGCGGAAGTCGAAGCAGTAACAGCTAGAGAAATTGCAATATTAAACGCAAAGAAATCTGTAACAACCGACCCCGCTCAAAAAAGTGCAATTGATTTAGAGATTTTAAAAGCGGAATCAAAGAGCGAACTAGAAGCCATTGATTTTACTTTCCAAGAAAAGAAAGCGAAGATTGAAAGTAGTTATGCTTTTGAAATCACAGCCGCCGCATCGAATGCAGGAGCAGTAAAAGAGTTGACCGATAAAAAGAATCGGGAAATTGCACTAGCAGAACAGACGGCATCAACTCAGAAGATTGCATTAGTTTCTGATACTACCTCAAAGTCACTTGAGATTATTACCAAAGGAAAACAAGACGAGTTGTCACTTGAAGTATTCCACGCAACGCAGCGATTCGGCCTAATTGAGAAAGGAACTACAAAAGAGCTTGATGCGAAAATTGAATTAATAAAGTCAAACGCAGAACTTTCAAAACTTCAATATGCTGATGATGCACAGGCGAGAGTCAATATTGATGCCCAAGCCAATCAAGATATACTACAAGCGCAATCGGATTTCATTGCGGCAAGAATACAAGCCTTTGCAGAATTTACAAATAACCTTATTAACTTATCATCACTTGCGGCGCAAAACGATGCGGTCAACGATCAAAACAAGTTAGCCAAACAAGCCAAAGCTGATGATATTGAAAAGGCAAGACTAAAAAAGGAACTCGATAACGGAGTGTTGACCCAACAGCAATACGAAGAAAAGATTTTTGCTATCGACCAAAAGATGGCAGAAAAACAGAAGGCGCTAAAGATTGAACAGTTCACAGGACAACGGGACGCTGATGTAATTCAGTCAATAATCAATACAGCTTTAGGGGTAACGAAAGCACTACCTAATTTACCACTTGCCGCTATTACCGCTGCATTTGGATTGACGCAGACAGCATTGATTGCAAGTAGACCGATACCTGAATTTCATTATGGTGGAGTTATTGACGGTAGAAGTCATGCACAAGGTGGCGTTCCTGCTCTTGTAGGCGGTCGTACAGCGATTGAATTAGAAGGTGGTGAAGCGATAATCAACAAACGAGCAGTCGCTAATCCGATGTACAGAAGCATACTGAGCGATATTAATTCATCTACGGGCGGGGTACGCTTTGCAGGAGGTGGTATTCCTGACTATTCATTCGTCACTCAGTCAGCATCAAGTCCAATCTTTGACCAGTTCGTATTGCAAAATGCAATGATAGCAGCAGTAAGAGAGCTACCAAATCCGATCGTAGCAGTTGAAGATATTAATATAGGACAAGCAAACACTCAAGTAAGAGAATCAAGGGCATCAAGCTAACTATGATAAAAGCGGAATTGATTACCGAGTTAGAAGCAAAAGGAACGCTCAAGGTTTTACTTGAAAGCGGGTTAATTTCTACTCACCATATCTTCTACCATGAAATATACTACCAAGTAATGCATCGGATAAGTATAGGGATGAAAAGGATGGATGCTTACGCTGAGTTCTCAGAGCGTTACGGAGTATGTGATAAGACCATCCAACGAGCAGTATCAGAAATGAGAAAGCCCGTTCATCTATCGTATACGGTCGAAGGCAACACTTCATTAAAGGATTGCGAACCTGTTCCTGTTTCGTGTTCTAAAACATGATAGTTATAAGTGGTGTCAATTCTGACAAATTCTTTAGGCCCTGTATTGCCACCCGGATTAAACCAAACTGAATCAATACTTGAGATGGTTGTTCCTTTATAATAAATTTTATAAAGCGAATTTTCGTAAATATCAAATGTGGTATCTGAGGTAATGTAGGTAAAGTAAATAGAGTTACTTGTCCCAAGTTGATAACGAAAAGGGCCACCATCAGAATTGATTCGCATGGTTCCGCATCTGACAAGCGATGTTTTTGGAGTGACCGTTTCAGGCTTTTCACACGAAACAAAAGCAATAATTAATAGCGAGTAGAGTAGTGTTTTCATATACAAAGATATAAGAAAAAATAGTTAGTATCCAAATGTGTCCTTTTCTGAATTGATTTAAAGGTTTTATAGCCACTTTCATTAGACAAATCGGAGTCTAACAAAAAAACTTTTTCCCCTTGAAATTTACACAAAATAAATCGTGTAAATGAAAAAGATAGTATCTCTATTCACCCTACTGTTGATTGCTGTTGCCTCTTTCGGTCAGTATACAACACCCCGACCTCCTTATGACAATGCCAATGCAGTTCGTATTGACATTACTCGTTTAACCCAAAACCTGACAGACGCAGCAGGAAAGGACTCGGTTTGGATTTCACCGGGCGCACACCAAAACCTTTACTCGATCAATGCAGGAGATACCATGAAAGGTTCTCTGTACATTGGACTGGATAATGTAACAAGAAGCGGCGTGACCTACTCGAAAGCGAACGTCTACAAATACGATCAAGTCCATTTCGACTTCCAAACGTCAGGTCTTTTAGTGGACACGCTGTTTTTTGATTCTGAATTTGTCTGCGATTCTGCGGGTTCTGGTTCAGCAACTACGGTAATCATTCCAAAAGTTCTTACCAAAAAATACTACACGCTAGGTTTTACTTGGAACGGAACAAAGTTCGTGCAAAATACTCTTTATAAATAAGGATGAAGGTAGCTCACTTTTATTGCTACGGGCCTATCAACCGGACAAGCGGAATATCTGCTTTGAAGGTTGCTAATTTCATTGCAGCACTACCAAGTGACTGCGAGGAAATTCAGGTTCATATCAATTCAATGGGCGGTCACCTACATGAAGGGTATTCTATTCATGATTTGCTTCAAGCAAGTGGTAAGAAAATAGTAACGATTGCAGAAGGCTTAGTTGCATCAGTTGCAACGGTAATATTCGGGGCGGGTTCTGAAAGACTCATTACTCCAAATAGTCAACTAATGACTCACCTACCGTTGATTATAATGGGTGGCGAAGATTCACAAGAAGAAGTTTATAGGTCTGAAGATTTAATTGATCTCGGTTCAGAGATGAAAATGGAAGAAGATAGAATGATAAAATTCTACGCTTCAAAAACAGGTCTTTCTATTGAGCAAGTTACTCCATTAGTTTCAAAAGACACTTATATGTCTGCTGACGAAGCTATCAAATTAGGCTTTGCTACCAAGATAGCAGAACCATTAAAGGCGGTTGCCTACTTAAATCCAACTAACAAAAAAGACACCATGTCAAAAGATAAAAAGTTTGCAGAACTAATTGCAGACGCATACAAAGTATTGAAAGGTGAAGCGACAATAGTTCCTGTTGCTCCCATCGTAGCCGCATCACAGACAACCTCTGAAGGTACTGTCATCTATTTCGAAGGAACACTTGCAGAAGGTACAATGGTCTTCACAGACGAGGCTATGTCAATGCCATGTGCAGACGGTGCAATAACACTTGACAATGGTTCAACACTTACCATCACTGGCGGCTCGGTTACCTCTATCGAAGAGGTTGCACAAGTTGATCCTGCGGTCGCTTCTCTTACACAGGAGAATGCAACGCTTAAAGCAGAAGTTGAAAAACTAACGCTTGAAGTACAGGCGAAGGCTGCTGAAAAATTACAAATGGAAACAGAAGGCGGAAAGGTCATCGCTGAACTTACTGAGAAAGTAAGAACACAAACTCGCACAGAAACCCTAGCAGAAGTGAAAAGCAAATTCACTCCCAAAGTTTCCGGTGAACAGTTCAAAGAAAAACAAGCTCAATTAACCGATGCAGAACGCAAAGCGGAAATTGAAAGAATAAGAAAAGGAAAAAAACAAACTGAATCAAAATAAGATCATAAAGAAAGATGAAAAAACTATTAAGAAAACAATATTCACCTGATGCGATCTTCGATGCTTCAGCGTTGACATTAACAACAGAATCAATCAAAGACGTAGGGGAAATCGTCTTTACAGAAAAATTTATTTCTCCTGCAATCACAGATTTCTGTGAAACAGAGAACGGAATTGTACATGACAAGCAGATTGTAATCGGAGGAAACTTTGATGGTCTTGCGGGTTCTGTTCGTTCTGATTGTGACAACACTCCTAATCCGGGTACAATTAGAAACAGTCAAAAGACATGGGCTCCAAAATACATTTCTGATCGTTTCGAAGAGTGCTACGCAAATCTTCAATCTTCATTTTGGAAATATATGTTGGCAAAGGGTCTGAAGAAAGAAGACCTAACGCAATCAGTTTATGATGCTTACATCACAGACAGATTGAAGTCATACATGAGTGACGATATGATGATGCGATTAATGTTCTTCACGAACACAGCGATCACATCCGGAACAACAAACAACATATCTGCGGGTAACTTGAAATACTTCAACATGATTTCAGGAGTATTTACTCAAGCGGATGACATTGTTACTGCTGTTCCTGCTCGTGGTGTAACAATCGGAGTAGAGAATACAAACACAACAAAAGAAACTCAGGTTTTTGCTGCTGCTTCTCCAACGGTTCACCCTGCAACTGACTACTTAAAGCAAGTGTATTTCGGTGCTTCAATCGAATTGCGCTCACAGCCGGATGCAATAATCCTTTGTACTCAATCGGTAGCTGACCAGTACATCCAAGAACGCGAAGCAGCTTCTTCAATTCCACAAGCGTACGAACGTACAGAGAACGGAATGAAGCAATTGTTCTATCAAGGTGTTCCGGTTATTCCTATTCCTACATGGGATCGTTTGATTCAACGTCACTTTGATAATGGTACAGTTTGGTTAAAGCCACACCGTATCCTAATGACAGCGAAGCACAACATTCGTGTAGGCACTGAGGAGACTTCAAACTTCAAAGAACTTGCTTCTGAATACAACTCATATCACAAAAAATGGTTCTGTGATTTCGGATTCAACTTCGATGTTAAGATTCTTGACAACAATTTGATCCAATACGCATCTTAAATCATCTAAAACAGAAATAATATGAAAAAAATATTCGTGCCTGTTCAGATGGCACAAAGATGTTTAGGTTTAATTACGGCAGCCGTAACTCCGAATTGTACCTATCCATTAATCAACGGGGACGAGGTAATCGTCCGTATTGCAAACCGTTCACAAATTGATACCTACACTTTTGGCTCAAACCCATTAGTGATTGAAGATATTACCATGCTTTCAACTTTCAAGTTTTGGAAGTTCACAGCAGCGAAAGATTCTGTTATCTCTAAATCTTCATTACTTGTAAAGAAGTTCGGAAACAGACACAAGCACTCCTTAGACCTTGTTATCATGGCAGTCAACGGAGCAACAAAAACACAACTTGAAGCACTTGCTCAAGGTAATGTGGTGGTGATCGTTGAACACAAATTCAAAGGTTTGAACGGAGAATCTGCATTTGAGATATTCGGTCGTGAGCAGGGAATGGAAATGTCAGTTCTTGACAGAGACCAGTCTAATGGTGACAATCTTGGTGGTTATGCAATTACATTGACCACTAATGACAACGCACCTGAAGGACATTTACCGGCTCCACTTGATGCAGGAACATACGCAGATACAGTTGTAGTAATTGCAGCAGTAACAACAGCGTAAGAAAAGTAAATCGTGGTTAGTTTTTAAAAAGGGCGGCTCTTAATTGTTGCCGCCCTTTCATTTTAAATAATAAATCAATAAACATGGAAACACTAAAAGAATTATTATCACTCGGAAGAGAAGCATTGAAAGCGTCTGCAAAAGTAGGCGGACAAGAATTTTTGCAATTTGAAAAGCTGTACCAAGAGCGGGTCGGAAACACAATAAGTTTGACCTGTGATGGTTGTTTTGATTCCGCTTTTGATTACATGGAAAACATTTTCAATCGTTTCGGTCAAGCCGAAAAAGTGAAGGCTATTGACGCAAATCGGAAGTTCATCCTAAAGACGGGCGGGTCGGTTTACTTCATGCACCGGACGCTTACCAATCACAACATTACAGACAACGATGCACTAATCATGTTAGCGCACAACCCGAACAACATCGGTTCTTTTCAAAACCCTCCTAAAGATTGGGAGCAAATGGTAGTTGACTTTGTGGCTGCGAAACCTGAAAAGAAAGTTACCGGTAGTGAAGAAAAAAAAGAAGTGAAATCTTCTGAAAAGGTTCTTACCAAAAACGAAATGAAGGCGATATTAAAAGAGTTGGGTGTGTCTGAATCAGAATACCAAAACTTAAATGTTGCAGGACTTACGGCATTGATCGCTGAAAAAAAGAAAGTCTAATCTAAGTGGCAAAGCTAACACGCTCCAATATCCCGCAGCGTATTACAACGGGCGATAAAAGAACGCCTGAAGGAATACAGCCCTTTGACTTTGATAATAAATACCCGTCTCGATGTGTAGATATTATCAATGCTTCAGGTACGGCATCTATATGCGTTAAACTGTATGCAAAATTCATTGAGGGAAAAGGATTTACTGACGAGACTTTTTACAAAGCAGTAGTCAATAGCGAGAGAACCACCAACGATAAGCTACTTCGTGACCTTGCAAAAGATTATTCGAAGCACAACGGATATGCAATCCATGTCAACTACAACGCCAATTACAAAATAACAGAAGTTAGATATGTTCCATTTGGCGATTGCCGGTTAATTCATCCCGATTCAGAAACCAATCAAGGTAAGATTGCGGTCTATAATGATTGGGCGAGACGAATCAAATCTAACATTAAACAAGAGGCAATCCAATACATTGACGTATTCAATCCGGATCCTACTAAAATCGAGCAGCAAGTTATCGCTGCCGGGGGATGGGAAAACTACAAAGGTCAACTCTATTGGTATTCTACAAGTGGTAAGAGTTATCCATTAGCACCATACGATTCAGTTCTTGAAGATATGGAGACGGACGGACGTATCAAGAACCACAGAAGAAAAAAAGCAGCTACAGGATTCAATGCTGATGGTATTGTCGAAGTGGTAGGAGAGTTTGAAACAGAACAGGAAAGACAAGCCTTTATTGACATCCTAGAAAATAATCAAGGCGATAACGGAGCGGGAAATATGATTCTTTCTGAGATTAAAAACAAAGAACAGAAAACCGAATTTATTCCTTTTCCAAAAGCAGACCAAAAAAATGATTACTACGCCGCCAACGAAACGGCAGTACAGGATAACATCAGAAAGAGTTTTGGATTTACTCCTACTCTTATTGGAGGGGTTACTCAAGGAACACTTGGAATTTCTCAAGATGTAATTGAGTCGTGCGCTTTTGTCAACGGTATGACTAACCGTGAGCGTAGAGAAATGGAGGAAACATTCAAGATGATATTTGACAATTTCTATGTTGACATCAATCCAAGTAAGAACTATTCCATCATTCCGTTCAGTATCGAGTTCAATTCAACAAGTGTAGTTCCACCCGTTCAACAACCAACTCCATGAGCTACCTGATTACAAAGACGGACATACTCGATTACAAGCAGTTCACAGAGAACGTGCCGGATAATCGCATTAATCCATACATCCTAGAGGCGCAGGAGTTTGATTTAAAAGCAGCTTTGGGTTATGCTTTATACTTTGAATTAATGTCACAGTACAAACGCATCTCTATTGCTTACAATACTCTTGCAATCGGTGTATTTACAGTTGGTGAAACAGTTTCAGGAAAATTGTCAGCTACAGTAGTTGCAACAGGAACGGTCATCAGTAATGCTTCAGGTGTTTTGGTTTTGGATATTGTTTCGGGTTCATTCGATACGGCAACGACACTACTTGGTGGGACAGGTGGAGCTACTGCAAATATTACCTCAATTACCTACGGAAAATATTATAAGCTATTGCATGGTGAAGAGTATACCGATTCAAGCAGCATAGCAATTACCTATAAGGGAATCATTGCGCCTTTGGTGTACTGGTCTTATGCTCGTTTTGTAGAGAACCAAAGTATGACCGTTACCGCTACAGGATTATCCGAGAAAACAAATGAGTTTTCAAAAGGAGTCGGTGATAAGATGATAACGCAACGCATATCACAGGCACGTTCGGGCGCACTAGCTTATTTTGAGTTCGTGAAAAAATACTTGTGCGATAAGAATACAGCAGACGCAACGAATTTTCCGCTATGGAACACAGGAGCAAAAGAACAAAGAAGCGGAGGCGGAAACCGATTTACAACAGTTGACCGATTTACAAGCGAATCAACAAATACCTACAAGAAATGAACTGGACGATAACAGATAATAGTAATTTAATTCAAATTGAACGTGAAGGATTGGAGGTTTTTAATAACCCAAAATCTGACACTGAGATAAAAATAGTTCGTGCAAAGTCAGGAGATAACACAAGCGATGTTGATAAGCTATACATCGGAGCAGATACTTCATGGCCTTGTCAGATCCCGTGGAACGATGTTACCGTTGATGGTGACACTCCAACTGATGTGGATGACTTCTCTGATTTAGTAGAGGTTATTTTGAATAATGTTTCCGGCGGCAGCGGCGATATGACCGCCGCTGTGTACGATGCTAGAGGATATGCCGCACAAGTAACAGTTCGTGACATCCAAACCACCCGCAACGCCTGCATCGCCTTACTAGCAACAGGAAGTAATACGGGAGCGGATATTACAGCAGGACAAGGATATGTATTTGATGGATTAGATGGAGCAATCCCTACGGGAATCTCTATGATTCGTGTTCAAGGCTGTTACAATCTAACAGGTAAAGGTTTTGAATTAAAAGCTCGTGCATTGGTTACTAAATTGAGCAAATGGTTTGATTGCAATTATAATTTAGTCACAGGTGAAATTAGCGGCGACTATCTTCTTTGGGCGGGATACTTAACACAAACAGGAAGTAGTGACCCTACGGTAGACTCAACTGTAATGAATAACCTTCCCGAAGTTCCAACATTTGCAAGTCAAGGATACCCAGGAAAATATTGGATAGTAACATCAGCATCTCTTTTTAATGTTGCCAAACATTCTCAATTTCATTCCTATCTTAATTCTTCAGGAGATTTTTTTGCAAACCCCGAAGCACTTTTTACATATGAAGATTCAGCGAATAAGATTGGATTTTTTACAGGACTGATTGCAACTGATTATTTTGATGGGCTTATGAATAATACATACATCGAATTTAGACAAAGATTCTAACAACATAAAAACATAAATCATGAACGAACAAAACTTATTAAGCTATTGTCAAATGATATTTGGCAGCACAAATTTATCAGCACAAATGACTGTTGAATTAGTATCAGGTCAACTAATCGCAGAAGAAGGCAAAATATTTTTAGTAGAAAATATTGCCTGCCCACTATTAACAGGAACTGTTACTTGCCTAGCAGGAAGAAATCTTTCAGGAGCACTACTTGAATTTGACAGAAATGGTGATGCAATTGATTCGGGGCTTGTTTTATTCTGCAATGCAATTGACTCTAACCAAGCAGGAGAAGAAAA